CGGCCGCATAAAAGTCCTGGCGGCGAATCCCCGCACAGCTCGCGGCTTTTCCGGCGATCTCATCCTGGATGAGTTCGCTTTCCACGAAAACAGCCGCGCCATCTGGGAAGCCGCCGAGCCGATCATCTCCGCGAACAAGGATTTCCTGTGCCGCATCGCCAGCACCGGCAACGGCCGCACCAACATGTTCTATCAGCTCATCAGCGAAGGCCGGATCCCGCTTAACCGGATGCGCCGCTCGGAAGCCTGGCGCATGGGCGAGCTGAAAATCTATTCCGCGATCGACGGCCGCGAGATCACGCCGGATGAAGCGCGCGCCGAGTCGAGCGACAAACGTGCCTACGATCAGAACTACGAGTGCGCCTTCGAAGATGAGAACATGCCGCTTCTCACCCAGGAGCTCATAAGCGCCGCCGAGCGTTCGCTCATTTCCATCGATCGCCAGCAGTGGAGCGAAGTTTCACTTGCGCGCATGCACCGCGCGGAAGGCGAGATCTTTCTCGGCCAGGATTTTGCGCGCACCCAGGATCTTTCAGTCCAGGCCGTTCTCGAGATCGTCGGCAATCTGAAGCGCACCGTCGGCCTTCTTGTCATGACGAACACGCGCACGCTCGCCCAGCTCGCCTTCGTCGCGCAGCTGCCGAAGTTCCGCAAAGCCTCGCTCGACATGACGGGTAATGGCCTCGGCCTTTTCGAATTCGCAGAGGACGCGGAGTGGGGCGGGCCCGATCGCATCGAAGGCGTCAACTTCTCTTCCACTGAGCCCGTGAGCGATCTCATCCGCACGCAGGGCCGCAAGGCGCCCACCGCGCGCGTCACCGAGATAATGGCCACTAACCTCGTCGCCGTCTTCGAAGATCGCGCCATCGAGATCCCGGCCGATCCGGAATTGCGCGACGACTTGCGCAAGCCGGAGAAAATCGTTTCGCCTGGCGGCCGCGTCTCCATCGCCGCGGCTCGAGACGCCGCCGGCCATGCCGATTTCTTCTGGGCCTATGCGCTGGCAAATCGCGCCAGCGAAACAGTCGGCACCGTTGGCACCTTCTTTCCGTTCGGCGATCGGCAATCTTCCGGATCCTCTCGTTCGGAGCTCCGTCACTCGAGAAAACTATTGGGATGAGCACTTCTCTCTTAATCCCGGATCCTCCCACTCCGCCGAAGCGGCTCATCAAAGTCGTTGGTGGGATCGCGGCTTACGCACTCTGCGATGACGGAAAGATTCGTAAGGTCAGGCTTCAGCAAGGCCAGGCCCGCAAGCTCCATAATTTCGTGAAGCACAATCTCTGCGGCGGAGTGATGAAGCTCTCCTTCGAAAGTTGCCAGATCGTCGCCGACCAGCAGCCTCCCTGCCCTGGCTTCTGGTTCCGGCTCCGCCAAAAACTCTCCGGCTTCCGTTTCCCGAATCTGAAATCTGCAATCTGAAATCTGCAATGCTCTCCTCCTTCCAACTCGACCAGATCAACCCCCTCCGCGGCCTTGACCAGGCTGGTCTCATCGCGCTGCAGGAAAACGCCATGCGCGGCTACTACGCCCGGCTCATGTGGACCTATTTCTTCTTCGAGAAAAAACATCCCATGGTCCGCGCCGTGAAACGCCGCCTCCTCTCTTCGTTAGGCTCGCTGAAGTGGGACATCAAACTCGCCGACGTCGGCGAAGACTCCGAGAAAAAGGCTATCGCTGAGCGCCAGGCCCAGACGTTGCGCGCTGCTTATGACGCGATCGCGAATCTGCGCGACGCACTGAACTTCCTGGCGCTCGGCGAGCTCCGCGGCTTTTCCCACCTCGAGAAAATCTACCGCCGCGGCGCTCCTCAATCTGCAATCGGCAATCTGAAATCTGCAATCGATCACGACCCCTGGGACGTGATCGAGCTCCGCCCAGTCGAGCAATGGTTCTGGTGTCGGCAAGGTTTCTACGGCGCCTGGCTCTACAACAAAGAGGCGCGCGAAGTGAACACCGGCGCCGCGATCGATCCTGCTCACTTCGTCATTCACACGGTGCAAGATCCGGCCGATGAGATCTTCGCTGAATACGCCATCAAATCGAAAGTGAACGACGCCGATTGGGACGGCTTCCTCGAGGATTACGGCGTGCCGCCGCTCTTCTTCGGCATGCCGCCAAACGTCCCGGCGTCAAAGGAGGCTCTCTACCAGCAGCAGGCCGAGCTCACGGTCTCGCGGGCCCGCGGCGCCGTGCCGCATGGCACCACTCTCCTTTCTCCCAGCGCCACCGGATCCGGCGGCGCCGGCGTTTTCTCCGAGCGCCTCAAATACATCGACGAGCAAATAGTTATCGCCGGCACATCCGGAAAGCTCACCGTCATTGCCGAATCCGGATCCGGCACTCTCGCCGGCGGCGCGCAGAAAGAAGCGTTCGACGAAATCGCCCAGGCTATCGCCGATGAAATTTCCGGCGTAATGCAAAAGCAATTCGATCTCCCTCTTCTCAAGCGCACGCATCCCGACGAGCCGGTCCTCGCTTACTTCGAGTTCGCGGCCGTCGACGAAGAAGAGAGCGGCAAAGTCCTGGAAGATGCCGGCAAAGCGAAGGACGCCGGCTTCATCATGGACGCTGCCGAGCTCAGCGAAAAGACCGGCTACAAGCTGACGCCTCTGCCGCCATCCGGAAGTCAGAAGTCAGAAGTCAGAGGTCAGCCCTCTTCTGCTTCGCCGACCTCCGATCTCCGACCTCCGATCTCCAGCGCGCCGGCGCCGGATCCCGAACAAATCAACGCCCTCTTCAGTTCTGCCGTGCAGCAGCTCGCCGAAGCAGAGGCCGCCGATCTCGAACCGCTTCGCCGCGCCCTCGAGTCAGCTGTCGCCGATCCCACTCCCGAAAAACTGCAGGCCCTGCTCGATCAACTTGCCGAGATCCAATCCCAGCTCGGCATTCGCGCGGCCGAAGTCCGCCAAAACATTCTCGGCACCGCGCTCGTCACCGGCCTCACGACATAGGTCCTATCGGTCCTATACCGTCCCATGAAATTCAGTGAGCCCCTCGAGTTCTCCGAAGCGCTCGATCAGGCGCGCAATCGCGGTCTTCTCCCCACCACAGCAAACAGCGCGCAGATCGCCGAATGGGAAGATGAACTCAAGCGGCTCTCCGTCTTCTCCGCGCGCACCAATCACGCCGGCTATCTGCAGGACATCAAAGACAAAGTCCTCGGCCTGCTCGGCGGCGAGTATAACGAAGCCACTGCTCGCGCTGCTCTCCAGGATCTTCTCGACTCGTTAGGCTACACGCCCGAGCGCGGCTTCCCTCAATCTGAAATCGACAATCTGCAATCTGCAATCCCTCCCGCGGAACGCGGGAGCTTGCGCGATCTCTCGAGTAACAAACGTGCCCAGCTCGTTCTCCGCACCCAGATGCGCCAGATGGCGAATCGCGGTTATCGCGAGCAGGGCAACACGCCCGCTGCACTCTTCGCCTTTCCCGCCTGGGAGCTCGTCCGCATCTACCCGCGTGCCGTTCCTCGAGAGGATTGGCCCGAGCGCTGGATCGCGGCCGGCGGCAAACTTTACGAGGAAAGAATGATTGGCGCGAAGAACGATCCCGCCTGGATCATGCTCGGCAGCCGCGAACTTTTCGACGACGCCATCGGCACCGATTATCCTCCCTTCGCTTTCAATTCCGGAATGGGCTGGCGCCAGGTCTCCCGCGCCGTTTGCGAAAAGCTCGGCGTCAATGTGGGAGGGGCCTCAGCGCCGCGACCCGCTCCACCGCTCGATGACGTCCAGGTCGCCGCAAAGTTCGATCCCGAATTCCTGCGCGAGCTGCGCAAACAACTCGACATCGAGATCAGCGACGGCGTCGCGAAGTTAAAACGCTGAAAAACGGAAACGCTAAAATGCTGAAATCAGACTCCCCATTTCAGCGTTTCAGCTTTTTCCCATGTCAGCTTTCCCGATGAGCATCTCGCTCCACATTGAAGTCCGCGGCGAACAGGTCCGCGCCTTGTTGGACCGCTTCACCTCCGGCATCGACGATCGCACTGCGCTCCACCAACACGTCGGCCTTCGCGGCCGCGAGCTCACGCGCAATCATCTCGTCGCCATTGCCCAGACGCGCCATGCCACCGCCTATCGCCTCGGAGCGACTCCTTCCGGCCATTGGGGCCAGGCCGCCGAGAAAACTTCCTTCCGCGCTGATAACGAATCGGCCACCATCTCCATCAATCAGCCAGGCATTTCCCGCGTCGCGCACGACGTCACCATCCTCCCGCGCGCCGGAAAAAAGTATCTCACCATTCCCGCGATCGCGGCCGCCTATAACCAGAGGGCCACCCGCATCGAAGGTCTCCGCATGATGGTCCGCTGGATCAATGGCTCCCGTCGCGCCGTCGCACTCGCCATGGTCGCCGGAGAAGGCAAAGCGAAAACCGAGACGGTCTGGTATTGGCTCGTAAGTCACGTCACCCAGCGCCAGGACCGCACGTTGCTCCCCGGTGACGAAGAGTATCGACTCGCCGCGTTGGCCGGCGTCCGCGACTACGTCGATCGATTGCTGGCCACCGCCGCGTAAAGAGCGCTCAGCTTTGGTGCTTGGTGTTTGGAGCTTCTCTGGAGCTTGGAGCCTTGGAGCTTTCGGCTGCTTCTCCGCATTTTTCCGTGCATAGAGCGCATGGAACTTCCAGAGCATTAGCCTTGGCAAAACGCGGCCGCTACTTTCGCCGCATCTTGAGAGCGCATCTTCGAAACACTCGCCGCGGCTGGATGATCTTCATGGAAGCCGACAAAGCTGCGGCAGCCGGCGCGACGGATTCCCCCGAAAACAAATCTGCGGAATCTGCGAAATCTGTGGATGAATCGGCTGCTTCTCCCCTCGACTACAAAGCGCTTTTGCTCGCTCTTCTCTCTCTGCCGCCGGAAGCCACCGACGAAGAGATCAAGGCAAAGGAGGTCGAAGTTCAGAACACCATCGGCGCCGTTCCGGATCTCCAGACCAAAGCCTCCACGGCCGAAGATCTCCAGCGCCAGCTCGACGAGATCAACGCGAAATACACCGAGCTGAACGAGCAACAGCAGGCGCTCTACAAACAGAAGATGGAAGCCGAGGCCGACGAGATCCTCGAGCAATTCGCCGATCGCATCACCGACGAAAAAGCGAAGGCCCGTCTCCGCTCCATTCTCCTCAGCGATCGCGAAGCCGGCGTCGAGATCCTCAACGGCCTCCCGAAACCTGCCGCGCCTGGTGACGCCGCCGAGAAGGAAACCGACGAGCCGCCCGCTCCGGTCCATGATCCCGGCAACACTCCGGCCGGGCCCAGCGATGAAGAGATCGCGAAGAAGGTCTCCGCGCGTGCCAAAGAATTGCGCTCCCAATTTCCGAAGAAATCGAACGCCGAACTCTTCGACCAGGCGGAGAAAGAAATCCGCGCAGAACTCTCCACGGCCGCGTCGGCCTAACGAGCAAACCAAACCCACGTTATGTTAAACACCCAATCCAACACGCAGCAGGGCCCAAAGCCGTTTAATTCCGGTGAAGCACTCACCGGCAAGGAAGGTTACCTCGCCGTCATGGTCGACGGCGGCTCCATCCCGGAGCTTCTCTTGCCGACTGGTATCGCAGATCTCGCGCTCTTCATTATCGATGAAGGCGGCGCCCTCGATGCCGATAGCACCGCAATTCCCCTGGTTGCCGGCGAACAGCGCCGCATCAAGGCGAACGGCACTGGCAGCGCCGGCGCCATCCTCGTCCTCGAGGATCCGGCGACGCCCGCGAACAAGGGCAAGGTTCGCACCGTTCCCGCTACCGAAGGCGTCTACTTTTCGCCCGGTGTCGCGGAAGAAGATTTTGTCGACGAGCAGCTCGTCCTGGTGCGCGTTCTTCCGCGCCTGGTCCACGTCGGCACCGCGTTCACTGTCGCCACTCCCGCCGCCACGGCCGCGACGAGCACCACGCCTTTCGGTTACACCGAAGCGCAGGCGAACGCGATCCTCACCAACCTGCGCGAACTGCGCGCCTGGGCCATCGCGAACGGATTCAAAGCCAACAACGCTTAGGCCACTCAGCGGCCCCAGCAGAGGGCATTACTTGAAACACCCGAGGGTCGCGCAAGCGCCCTCGGGTTTCAGGCTGAAAAGCAAAACCCGCCTACCAACTATGAAATTCCAATATCGAATCCTTACTCTCTCGACCATCGCGGTCGCGGCCTTGTCGCTGGCCATGCCAGCACAAGCCGCTGAGCCTCCAGCGCCGCGCCAGGAACTCGCCATTACCAGCGTGGCCACCAATTCTGCGCCGGGCTCTCTGTCCATTACGAATCCGGCGCCGGCTGAATTCTCCGCCCAGCTAGCGCTCCTGGATCTCATTGGCTGGAGGGAGACAATGGTGTCGGCCGTGTTGCTCGCCTTCGCCGCCTGCGCCTTCCTCCCGAAATGCTATCGCAGCATCGGCGCCTTCATGCGTTACCTGGCGAAGCTCATGCGCGATCCGTTTGAGCGATTCTGTATGCGGTTGCGTTTCTTCCTCCGGTATCGCTTGGACAAGGAGCTCATCGTTAATCGAGCTCTTGCTATCGCGATCGTCGCCGCCTGCATCATGCTATTCGTCGCGCATCAACCGGTTGCGGCCCTGGTCGTATTGTTCGCCGCGCCTGCCTGCGCCGTCCTCGGCCGCCCGCAGCTCTGCGACACTGCCACAGGCAAACTCGCCGCCGTCACCTCTCAGCCGATGGTTCGTGAATACGCCCAGGGCGCCGCGCAAGGCGCCATGGAGCAGCTCGCCGTCGCCAGCTTCCTCGCCCCGAATGTTCCCGTCGCCGGTATGATCGGCCGCTTCAAGCGTTACAATCAGAAGCATCGGTTCCGTCTCCCGAAAACGCGGCGCGTTCTCGGCGGCGCCGCAACCCAGATCGGTTTCACTGCCGATGATGCTCTTTATCAGGCGAACGCCAACGCACTCGATTTCCCGATCGACAATCTTGAGAAGCTCGAGGGCGCGGAGTTGGTCAATGTCGTCAACGAAGCCTCCGACATGGTCTCGGAAGTCGCCGCGCTGGCGTGGGAAAGTGAAGTCGTCAATGCGGGACTTGCCGCACTCGGCAACGGCACGGATCTCACCTGGGATGCCGGGACCGATCCCGTTCGCGCGCTCGACAACATCATTCTCGCCACCCTCAAGGCCGCGAAGAGTGGCTCCATGATGGGAGTTCGCGTCCTCTTCGGCGCCACCGCCTGGTTGATCTTCAAGAATCACCCGAAAGTCACCGGCAAATTCACCAACAATCCGAAGGGCGGCACCAATCCGCAGGTCACCAGGCCGATGGCCAGCTCGCTCTTGCTCACCGAGCCGGAAATCCAGACGACCTACTCGGTCTATGACACCGCCCCGGAAGGCGTCTCCGAGTCGATCTCGTTCCTGCTCGATTCGAAGATCATCGTTTTCGCCTGCAAGCCGAAGCCCACCCGACTCGATCCGAGCTTCATGAAGACCTTCGCGCCGCGCGGTCAGTTCATGGTGCCGGGCACCTACCCGCTGCAGGATCAGCGCGGCGAGGTCGTGAAATTCGACTGGAACTGCGTCGCCGAGGTCACCAACGAAGACGCCGGCACGCTTCTCAACATCGCCGAATCATAGGCCACGGCGCTTAACGTTCTTCATTAGCATGGAGAGGTCCTGGCCGCCTCGGTTCGACTCCCCGGAGAAGAGCCGGGCGGCCTTCCTCTTTTAGAAATCAAAATATGAAATCACAAAATCTCATCACAGCTGCTGTAGTGGCGGTCGCTTCGGCCGCTGTGTTCCTCCCATCGGTCCGCGCCGCCGATGATCTCACTGACACGAACGTCTACCGAAAAGGGACGAACACGATCGCAGCGCTTCGTGCGATCGAGGTTTCACCTGGGGTCCACGCTCCCACCTTTGTCCTGGTGGACGAGAACGGCGATCCCGTTGGCCTCACCGCGGCTCAGCCGGCCGGAGAAAATCACATCGGCGAGGTCGGCGGGAGAACCGCCGTCCCAAGCGCGAACTTTACGCGTCCGAGTGATACCACCGCTTATGCCTCCGGCGACCTGGTCGCCAACAGCACCACCGCCGGCTCCGTTGCGCCGCTCTCGTGGACCGCGGCGCGAGTAGCGGCCGGAAGCGGAATGATCCGGCGCGCCCGCATCAAAACGAGCAGCACGAACGTAACGAACGCCTCCTTCCGGCTGCATCTTTACAAGGCTTCGCCCACTCCTTCGAACGGCGACAACGGCGCCTGGCTTACGAATCAGTCGGCTAACTACCTTGGATCCCTCGACATCACGGTGGACCGGGCCTTCACCGATGGCGCCACCGGCAACGGCACACCGAACATCGGCACCGAAATTAACTTCGCGCTCTCGAGCGGCCAGACCATCTACGGACTCCTGGAGGCGCGCGGAGCTTACACACCCACCAGTGCCGGCACCTTCACGGTCGAACTCGAGATCTTGCAGAACTGATGCTGCGACTCATTTCCATCCTGGCTTGCGTAATCGCGCTGACTGCCTCCGCGCAGGTCACCACGCGCAGCGTCGCGGTCCGCTCCGGTAGTTCCACGGACCCGGATGCGCTCGCCTGGAAACGCAACATCAACGCCGCGGGCAGCACGGTGTCGGCAACCACACTCGCGGCGGTCTCGACCTTCGTGAAGGGATGCAAGGCCGACAACATCTGGTCGAAGATGCTCGACGTCGGCGTGTTCGCCGGCGCGGACCTGACTGCCGCGCTCGTAAAGCTGAAAAGCCTGAGCGGAACAAGTTACACGAACAGCGGTCCTTTCGTGAGTGGCGACTACTCCGAAACGACGGGACTGAAGGGGAACGGTTCGTCGAAGTATCTCCGCACCGGCGTTGTGCCATCCACGATGCTCACGCTGAATAGCACGCATCTCGCGATCTATGATCGCTTCGTTATGACTACCGCGGTCGGCGCGGGCGGGATCGGAGCGATCGGCGCGCGCAATCCCTCCGCTGACGTGCTCAGGCTATATCACCCCTACAGCGACCGGGTCTATTACTCCGACGCTTACAACGCCTCTACTGCCCGAGTGAGCAGCGCCGTCGCGGCTTTCGGGCCGATCGGATTCGTGCTCGCCAGCAGGAACGGCGCTGCCTCCAATAAGGTATACGTCAACGCCGGACAGATAGCTACAGGCACAACCGCGGCCGGTTCATTACCCACCGTAGAAATATACATCGGTGCCTATAATAATCAGGGAAGTTTTGCCGAGCCAGGGTCCCGGCCTTTTAGCTTTGCCAGCATCGGCGAGGGGCTTTCAGCGGGCGAGGTAACAAGCCTCAACACCAGGGTCCACAATTTGCAGCGCGCGCTGAATCGCGCGCTGAAGCATGTCGTTTTCGAGGGTGACTCGCGCACTAACGGAAATGGCGCGGCGATCCCTTACCCCACGTTGGTGGGAACGGCCCTCGGGCAGCCACCGCTCTTTGTGCATAACTTCTCCGTCTCGAGCGCTACAATCTCGGGCGGCTCAACTCCCGCAAATTCGCTTACCTCCAGGGCGGCGACCGTCAATGCGACGTTCAGCACGTTGCTCTACAACGCCGATGTATTCATGGCGCTGGCCGGTCACAACGACCTGGACCAAGGAGACAGCGCGGCCACTGCCTTCGCGGAATACAAGGCGTATTACCAGGCGCTCCGGACGGCGGCGCCCTGGGTGAAGCTGATTGCTGCTACGGAGCCGCCGAGCACGAAAGCCGGAATCAACGCCAAGCGGAACGCCTTTAATACGCTGGTCCGCGATGATCCCTCCTTTTACGACGCCCTTTGTGACATCGGAGGGGATCCCGTGATGGGGCCGGACGCCGCAGCTTCCGACACTAACCTCTACTACGACGGCACGCACCTCACGCAGACCGGCCAGAACAACATAGCCGTGCTGGTGCAGGCCGTTGTCCAGGGGCAGCTCTAGCGCTCTAAAATGGAAATCCGGATTTCAGCTTTTCAGCCTTTCAGCCTTTCAGCTTTTTAAAAATGCCCCGCTGGATCCCCATCACCGTCGACGATCTGAACGACTCCAAAGTCGCTGCGCTCGTCACCGCGCTCCGGACCGCCGCTCTCGCTGATGACCAGGACGATCCAACGCCGCGTCTCACCCAGGCCGTCGTCAACCGGATCCGGCGCAAGATCGCCAGTAACCCGCAGAACCAGCTCGACGAAGACGTCACCACCATCCCGGAAGGCCTCAAGCTCATGGCCGTCGATCTCATCATCGCCGAGCTCAAGGGCCGCCTCGAGGAAGGGCTGACGGATGACGAACGACGGAAGATTGATCGCCACGAGACCGACCTGAACCGCATCGCCGCCGGCACCGACACGATTGAGGATCCCGACACCGCGATCGACGCTCCCGTCCAG